AGTCACTTTCCAAGCAAATCTGACCGACACTGAGTATAACGGTTGGACGAATTATGAGACCTGGAATGTTGCACTCTGGATTCAAAATGATGAGGGTCTTTATAACATCGCCAGTGAGTGCGGTTCGTATCAGGACTTCGTTGCATATATCAGTGAGTTTATGACACAAACTCCTGATGGCGTAAGGTTTGATGACCCCGCTGTAAATGTCATCCAGATTGATAGCGATGTGTTCGACCTCTAAGTAACAACAAAGGGGAATGAGATGCGCCCCTATAAAGACACTCACCAAACACACAGTTTCTAACACTTTTCTTCTTCATTATGTCCAAGACCGTGATGCTTTCTCTGCTGGCTCAAGGTAACACTGGCAGCGAGATTATGTCCATTCTGGATGCACTTACTGCTGATAATGTTGCTGGTTTCGATTATATCGAGGGGCAGCAACTTGAGTCTGCACTGGGTATTCCTACTCTGGAAGAGATTGCCTTCTGAATGTAACTAACTGTGTGTGCTCTGGTTGACACTGGAGCACGCATATGTTATACTCATAGATGTAGTCGTTTGGCAGTTAATTGCGGGGCGTTCTTATAGGCGCGGGGCGGCGTTGCGTTATAAAAAACCCAAACTACCCTAACCTACAGAGGTGACAAAACGCGAACGATATATCAATCTCAAAAAATTTTTCCGGAAGTATAATGAGCACCTATAAGGTTCGCAGAAGAGCACCATATTGGAATTTCTGGAAGGTTGTATTAGCGGGATGGATGATACGTTATCCACGCCCCTTTTTTATTGCTTTGGGTTTTTGTATTGCTTTGATATATAATGCGGTAACATAATAGGGTTGGGGCAAAAAAATCCGGAGATATTTTTATGGCAGAAAAGGTTTATCACATATATGCAAAGGATAAGTGTTTATTTCATTCTTTAAGGGAAGAGGAGTTCTGTGTAACTTGGAATACTCTACACAGATTGGTAGGGTTAATGAAAACCGAATATACAGAAAATGATTTAAGTTTCATAGAACTTACCTTAAACAAAGAGATTTCATCTAACGCATCATATTGACAAAAGCATATATAGACTGTTAAAATTGATCTTGAAGGTTTGATTTTCTTATGGCAAAAGGATTCACTGTAAAAGCAACTGCACCAAAACCCAAGGAACAAGAATGGGATATTGATGCAGTTAAAGAAAGAATGAAAGGGAAGAGTATTGTATTTTGTCTTCCAGGTCGAGGATGCTCTTTTATTTTTCTGAAGAACTTTGTACAACTGTGCTTTGATATGGTACAGAATGGTATGAGTATTCAGATTAGTCAAGATTATTCTTCGATGGTTAACTTTGCACGTTGTAAGTGTCTAGGTGCAAATGTACTTCGTGGTCCGAAGCAAATTCCTTGGGATGGTAAACTACAATATGATTATCAACTATGGATTGACTCGGATATTGTCTTTGACACTAACAAGTTCTGGCAACTTTGTGATCTTGCTCTGAATGAAGAAGGGGAAGAGAAGGAAGTAGTTGCTGGTTGGTATGCTACAGAAGATGGGCACACAACATCTGTCGCGCACTGGTTGGAAGAAGATGATTTCCGCAAGAATGGTGGAGTCATGAATCACGAAACTGTGGAATCAATCAGCAAGCGTCGTAAGCCATTCACTGTAGACTACACAGGTTTTGGATGGGTACTGATTAAGAAGGGTGTATTTGAGAATCTTGAGTATCCTTGGTTTGCACCTAAGATGCAAGTCTTTGAATCAGGAAATGTTCAAGATATGTGTGGTGAGGATGTTTCGTTCTGTCTTGATGCTAAGGAAGCTGGCTTTGAGATTTGGTGCGACCCTCGTATTCGTGTTGGGCACGAAAAGACTCGTATTATTTGATTAAAAATTTAGGAGAATTATTATGGCAAAAGGCGGATCTAATAAGACTATTTTTGAACCTGGAGCACCTAAGAAAACTCGTCAAGGGCGCTCTGCACGAACACTTCTTTCAGCGACTTCTCGTAATGGTCGTAAAAAAAGGTATCGCGGACAAGGTAAATAGATTTAACAGCATGTAGCAATACATGCTTTTTTATTGGGTTTTATGGTATATCTTAATCACAATCTTCCAACGATTACTTGTTACATTCGTAATGAATTCCTTTATAATCATAAAAAAGGGCACGGTGAGGTAACTTTATGCGACGTACACTCTGTAGCGTCCTTAGAGAAGCACGTACCCCTCTTTGAGGCGTTTCTAGAGAATGGGGTGAACTGGACACGTAGACCCATTCATGCATTTTGCTGGAAACCAGATGCACCAGTACCTGAATTAGAAGAATGTATGTGGTGGGATTGCTTTTCTCCTTATATTGATGTTCAAGTACGCTCAAGATTGGCTAACTTACGTGCAGAACTGATCAATTATCGTGGAGAAAAGAATGAAGGAACTTATTTGTTTACTCTAGATTGGTCATGGGAGTCGAAATCTACGCTGAATACTAACTTTAGTGAGACTCCAGAGCATAAATGTGCTCATTTTTTCAAGATGGATAATGGAAACTTCTATGCATATCCAAATAATAAAATTTTATGGTACGATGATGCATGGACAAAGAACAGAATTACCAAAAATCCAGGTTATGAAATTGATTTGACCGAATATTCCGTTGAAAATCGTCGCAAAATTGAAACATCTGACGATTTTATGTACGAAATCACAAATATTCGGGATAGCAACCCCGTAAAAAGTTCTGATTTTCAATAATCAGGAGCAAAAATGGACCAAAAAATGCTTAGAGAAATCGCAAATGACGATTTAACTCCCAAAAAACACGATTTTTCTCATCAAAATGAGATTCATTCAAAAATTCGTAATGATGAGGACTATGATGATTGGGAATATGGAACAGAACCACTCTATGAATCAAAAAATCAGTAATAAATAAGATAGAATTATAACATTCGATGCCTTTACAGAGGGTAAGCCAAGGTTTTAGAGATATTAGTATGACTTTTCAGAGCAATCCTCTGAATAGTGATTTGATTGCGCTTAAAAATGAGAATGCAATTGCAAGATCTATTAGAAATATTGTGTTTACCCTCCCTGGAGAGAAGTTTTTTAATCCAGATTTTGGTTCTAGAATATCAAGAACTCTTTTTGAAAATGTAGATGACATCTCTGCATCAATTATTGTTGATGAGATTAGGCAATCAATAATCAATTATGAGCCAAGAGTTAGATTAATTGATGTCCAATCCTTTCCAGATTATGATAATAATGCGTTTGATGTGACAATTATCTATGAAATAATTGGAATAGATGTATCACCACAAGAATTACAATTTGTATTGCAACCAACTAGGTAAAAATGCCACTAGTAAACTTTTCTAATCTGGATTTTGACCAGGTTAAATCAACGCTTAAAGATTATCTAAAAGCGAATTCCAATTTTACTGATTACGATTTTGAGGGATCTAATCTCTCAACAATTATTGATGTCTTGGCATACAATACCTATATTACTTCATATAATGCAAATATGGTTGCAAATGAAGTTTTTATTGATAGTGCTACTCTTAGAGAAAATATTGTAGGTCTTGCTAGAAATATTGGATACGTTCCTAGATCAAGAAAGGCAGCGAGAGCAACAATTAGTTTTTTTGTAGATACGACTGCACTAACAGTTGCTCCACCAGCATCACTTACTCTTCATAAAGGTGTAGTTGCGTCTACATCAGGTTCTTTTGGTAATCAATCTTTAGTATTTTCTATTCTTGATGACATCACAGTTCCTGTTTTCAACGGTATTGCAACGTTTAATGAAATACCGATTTATCAAGGTTCGTTTTTATCTACTAATTTTACATATAGTGCAAGAAATGTAAATCAAAGATTTGTACTACCAAACACCGGAATTGATACTGAGCTGATATCTGTATCGGTTAAAACTAATGAAAACTCAACATCTTCGGTAAAATACACACTTCAAGATAGTTTGTTCACTGTAAAGTCAGACTCAAACGTATATTATATACAAGAAGTAGAAGATGAAAGATATGAACTTCTTTTTGGTGATGGGATTTTTGGCAAAAAATTAGAAGAAGGAAACTATATTACTGCAAATTATATCGTTTCTAATGGTGATAGTGGTAATGGAGTAAGTCAATTCTCATTTGCAGGGAGACTCTCGTATACAAGAAATTCTATAAACTATCCAGTAGAGTCTGGTATTTCTTTACTATCTGCAGGTTTAATATCTTCTGGTGGAGAAAACATAGAGTCTGTAGATTCTATTAAAAAATTTGCACCAAAAATATATGCATCTCAAAATAGAGCACTGACTGCCGATGATTATGAAACATTAATACCAACAAGAATTTACCCAGAAGCAGAATCTATATCAGTTTTTGGTGGGGAAGAGTTAATACCTCCACAATATGGAAAGGTCTTCATTAGCATTAAACCAAGATTTGGAGACTTTTTACCAAATCTAATTAAAGAGAATATTAAATTAAAACTTAAAAAGTATGCAGTTGCTGGAATAGTTCCGGAAATTTTAGATTTAAAATACTTGTATTTGGAAATCAACTCTAAAGTTTATTATAATACAAATTCTGCTCCCTCTGCAGAAACGGTATCAAGTTTAGTTCAAGCAAATGCAACAAAATATGCAGAATCTTCAGAACTAAACAAGTATGGAGCAAGATTTAAATATAGCAAATTCTTGAAAATAGTTGATGATAGTCACGAATCAGTAACTTCAAACATTACAACTATACAAATTAGAAGAGATTTGAGAATTGTATTAAATGCTTTTGCAGAATATCAAATTGGATTTGGTAATGAGTTTCATATTAACAGTATGAATGGATACAATATTAAAACAACAGGATTTAGAGTGTCTGACATTCAACAAGATGTTTACATGTCGGATATTCCAAATACAGATAGAGTGACTGGAACTCTTTTCCTGTTTACTTTGCCATCTGCAAATTCAACAAGTCCAACAATTGTTAGAAGAAATGTTGGAACGATTGATTATAAAAAAGGACTTCTAACCATCAATCCAATTAATATACAAGCAGGAAAAATAAAAGATGGTCAGTCTATTATTGAAATATCTGCTGTACCACATTCAAACGATGTTGTCGGATTACAGGACTTATATTTGCAACTAGATATAAGTAACAGCAATTTTGAAATGATAGTGGATAGTATTTCCTCTGGATTGGATCCATCAGCATCAAATTACATTACTTCTTCAAGCTATGCTAATGGGTCTCTAGTTCGTCAAACTGGTGAAATTGGTGCAGCATCTGCAAATGTTGTTGTTTCTACTACAACAGGAAGTGCTACCAATCCAAGCACAACAACAGTTACAACTACAACAGGAAGGACCAGTACATTTACCACTGGTACATCATCTTCTGGATCATCCTATTAATAAGAGTAAGATAGTAAAATGATAGAAAAAAGAATTAAGTTTCAGAACATCGTTCAGAATCAACTTCCTTCTTATGTGAGGGAAGAATTTCCTTTAATAGCAGAATTTTTAAAACAATACTATCTTGCTCAAGAATTTCAAGGAGCTCCAGTTGATCTTATTCAAAATATTGATAAGTATATAAAATTAGATGAGACAGCTAATTTAGTAGAAAGTGTAATATTAAAAACTAATCTGGATTATCTGGATACAACAATTGAAGTTGATTTAATTCAATCACCATCAGGAACTAATGGATTTCCAGATTCTTATGGACTATTAAAAATTAATGATGAAATAATTACATATACGGGAAAAACAACTAACACCTTTACTGGTTGTATAAGAGGTTTTTGTGGCATAACAGATTATGTTTCCGAAACTAATCCTGAACAGTTAACATTTTCATCATCAAATGCCGAACTTCATAGTGGAAGTTTATATAATGTAAACAACGAACTTGTAACAAAAGGTGCAGAGATTAAGAACCTTAGTGTTCTTTTCTTAAAAGAATTTTTAAAGAAGACAAAACATCAATTTTTACCAGGATTCGATAATAGAAATCTAGCAAAAAACTTAGATCAAAGCCTTTTTATTAAGCAGTCAAAGGATTTTTATGCGAGTAAAGGAACTGATCGTTCCTTTGAAATTTTATTTAAAGCTTTATATAACGAAAATGTTGAAGTTGTAAGACCAAGCGAATATTTGCTCACACCATCTAATGCAAACTATAGAGTAACAAATGATCTTGTTGTAGAAAGTATTTCTGGTGACCCAACTCAATTAGAGAATTCCTTCATATTCCAGGATGAGTATGGTTCTTTATTTTCTAAAGCATACGCTCCAATAACTAATATTCAAAAAATAGATTCTGGTGTAGGAAAAACGTTCTATAAACTTAGTTATGATGCGGGATATAATAGAGATATTATTGTTGATGGTTCATTATATGGTGGATTTAAAGTACATCCAAAGACAAAACTAATTAGTAGAGTGTCTGCTGGTGCAACTGTACTTGATGTTGATTCCACAGTTGGATTTGGAACTTTTGGAGAACTTTTTGTAACATATAACGATACTACAACTGGTATAGTTTCATACACATCAAAAACATTAACACAGTTTTATGGGTGCTCTGGAATAACGGGAATTATTCCAGATGCGTCTGAAGTTGGAATAAACACATATGCTTATGGTAAGTATTATACGTTTGAGAACGTAGGAACTGCACTGACTGTCAGAACAGAAAATATCGTAACTCTCAGAATTAATTCAGTTCTTTCCGACTTAGAATATGATAAAAACTCTTACTATTATACACCAAAAGACACAGTAATAATAAAGACCCTTGGTTCTTCAGCTAAAGATTTCCTATCAAGAAATTGGTTTTATAATGTTTCATCTACTCATGAAGTTGAAAAAAATGGATTGGTTCTTCTCAACACCTCAAATAATACTTATAGCATAACTTTAAAATCTGAACATTATTTCCGAGAGGGAGATATTATATCAATTATTGAAGGAAAAGTAGAAAGAGAGACTGCAGTAATTAGTGCAGTAACTTCCAAAAAATCTTTCCGCGCAACTCTTGGCAGTAGATTTTCATTATCTCTAACCGAAGACTATAAAGTTAAAAGAAAAATTATAAAGGCTCAATCAAATACATTTAATCTCGACAAATATTCTGCTAACGTTCAGAATGTTTATACAAGTTCTTCTGAAACTGGAGATAAAGCTAAAAAGATTTTAGTTTCTTCACCATCTTTACCATATTATAATTCTCAACCAACTGATGTAACTGATAGATCGGTTACATTTTCTGGAACATTTACTTCAAATAGTAACGGAACTGAATTTACAATAAACAATCACAATTTCTATACTGGAGATGCAGTTTACTACGTCCCAGAAAAAATAAACAACCAGTATACAAATCTCTCTGGAATTAGTAGCACGGGAGTTGTTGTAAATTCTAGCATATTTAATGATGATAATTTTGTTGTTACTGGAATTGTTAATGGAGAAGAAGTTTCAAATAGAATTCCTACAAATGAAAAATTATATTTTGTTAAAAAAATTAACGGGAACAAAATAAAACTTGCTAGAAGTAGAGATGATATTTTTAACTCCAAATTTATAGATATTGGTTCAAACAAAACTGTAACTAATAATAAATTCGTTCCTTATGATTTTAGATTAAAAACTTTAGAACCACAAAAAATTCTAAGAGAAGTATCAGAACCATCAGTTGATGGCAAGTTCTATGAAACAGAACCTGGACTTAATGGAATCTTAGTAAATGGAGTTGAAGTTCTTAACTACAAATCAACTGAGCAAATTAGATATGGCAGAATAGAGGAAATTGAAGTTGTATCGCCAGGAACAGATTATGACGTAATAACTCCACCTCTAATTAATATTGTTGATAGTGTAGGAACAGGTGCTACAGGATACGTCGCTGTTTCTGGTTCACTAGACCAAATAAGAATTATAGATCCAGGATTTGATTATCAAGAAACTCCAAAAGTTAATATTTCTGGAGGAAATGGTTCTGGTGCTGTCGTAGCAGTAAATATGAAGTTAGTTGAGCATTCAGCGACTTTCTTCTCGGATGCTGGTTCTGCTAAAGTTTCTATAGGATCCTCTTCATCTACAATTGGATTTGGAACTGCTCATAGATTTAGAAATGCTGAGCAGGTAATTTATATTACCAACAATCAAACTGAAATTGGTGGTATTGTAGATAGAGCAACGTACTTTGTATCAGTTATCGATCCATTAACAGTAAAGTTGCATCAAAATCAACCTGATGCAATTTCTGGAATAAACACGGTAACTTTATCTTCTTTTGGTGTAGGAAAACATGAATTAAAATCATATAATAACAAGTCAGTAATAGAATCTATTAATGTTATTGATAGTGGGTCTGGTTATCAAAACAAACAAAGAACAACAAATTCAACTTCGGGAGTTAGCACCTCTCTTGGGCAGTTAACAATTCAAAATCATGGTTATAATTCTGGAGAAATAATCAGATATGTTGGAGTTTTAACTACATCAGATACTCCTATTGGGGGAATTACTACTAATACTGATTACTATGTCACCAAAGTTGATGAAAATAATATTAAATTATCTTCAGTTGGTGTGGGAACAACCAATAGTGATTTCTATTATCAAACAAAACAATATGTAGATTTAACTTCTAAAGGAAGTGGAATACATCTGTTTAATTATCAACCAATTACAGTTAGTGTTTCTGGAGCAGCACAAGTTTCTGCAACTATCCAACCAATTTTTAGAGGAGGTATAGACTCAGTTCATTTGGTTAATAAAGGTGTTGGGTATGGTTCGTCAGAAGTTATTAATCTGAATAGACAACCACAAATAACTTTAAGAAGTGGTAAAAATGCTCAACTATATCCAGTTATAAACGATGGAAAAATAGTTGAAGTTTTAGTTGTAAATCAAGGAGTTCTATATAATTCCCCACCTAATTTAATCATAGTTGGTGATGGAGTCGGTGCAGTAGTAACCCCAGTAATGAATGGTTCAGTACTACAGTCCGTAAAAGTAATTGAAAGTGGTATTGGTTATACCCAATCTGCCACTTCAATAAGAGTCGCTTTTTCTGGAAATGGTGCTTCTTTTAAAGCAAATATACAAACTTGGAGAGTGAATCTTTTCCAGAAATATTTTAATACTTTTACTGATGATGATGGTATTATTTGTGAGGGAATTAATAAAAAGTTTGGACTACAATATTCTCATTTATATGCTCCAAGAAAACTTAGAGAATCTCTTTATTCAACTGATCAGAATGGACAGACTCTGTACGGACAAAAAGATCTTCCTTTTGTTAATGGAAAAGAATCAACCCCAATAAATCACTCACCAATAATTGGTTGGGCTTATGATGGTCATCCAATTTATGGTCCATATGGTTACGTAAGTAAGTCTGGTGGAATTATTGCACAAATGAAATCTGCTTATGTAGAAGAAGCAGATAAAAAAGAAAACAGACCACCAATTGGAGATGGTGAGGGACAATTCCCAGCTGGATTCTTTGTCGAAGATTTTACCTTTAAGAAATCAACTGACGAAACTGTACTCGATGAAAATAATGGAAGATTCTGTGTAACACCAGAATTTCCAAAAGGAACTTATGCATATTTTGCAACTCTTAACACCTTATCTGTTGATGCAGCTCCACCATTCTTAAACTATAAGAGACCTACTTTCCCATATTTGATTGGTAATAGTTTTAGAGGAATTCCCAATAAATTCAATTATAGATATGACTCAAACCAAGATGATTTTGATTTAAATACGACAGATTGGTTTAGAAACACTGATCCTTACAATTTACTTAATGGTAATGTCAATTATGATTATGTTTCAATACCAAACAAATTAAATCAAACAATTGATATAACAGCAGTTTCTCCCGGATTCGTAGATAATGTTGGTATTGTAACTGGAGGTAACAATTACAAAATCGGTGATAATATAGTTTTTGATAATTCTGGTACAGAAGGTGATGGTGCAGTAGCAAAAGTAACAAGAATTCTTGGAAAATCTGTCAATAGTGTAAGTGTTGCTACTAGTTCAATATTTAATGTAAGCATCGTTCCTTTTGATAATAGAGGAACATATAATGTTATTTGCGATAATCCACATAAATTCCAGAAATTTGACACTGTTAATATCACTGGATTGTCAACATCTTCTGCAAAAATTGAAGGTTCATATCAAATTGGTATTGGATCTACTGCAGTATTTTCAGTGGTAGGTCTCGGCACAACTTCACCAGGTATTGCAACAGTTGGTGCAACTGGAATTGTAACTTACTTTAGTGTTTCTGGAAGATTTGAAAATGTAAGGGAAAATGATATCCTTGGTATAGGAACAGAAAGAGTAAAAGTATTAAATATTGAACCAAGGCAATCAAGAATAAGAGTTTTACGAGCAGTTGATGGAACTGTTGGTGCATCTCATTCTGTAACTACAGTGTTGTACAAAGATCCAAGAACATTTACCATAAATGTTGGATATAGTACAAATTATGATTATCTAGAAAATCGTGAAATATATTTCAATCCAGTAGAGTCTGTTGGACTTGGAACCATTAGTGGTGTTGGTATTGGAACTACAATTTTCCTAGCAAATCCAGGTGCTGGAATAACTGCGATCTTCATTCCAACAAAGTCAATTTATATTAAGAATCATAATTTAAATACTGGCGATCAACTTACATATTCTCCAAATGGAGGAAGTGGAATAGTAGCTCAATCTTCAGTAGGAACTGCACTAACTTTTTCTAACCAACAGAAATTATTTGTTGCAAAAATAAGTGAAGACTTAATTGGACTAGCAACAGTTAGAGTTGGTTTAGGAACTACTGGAACTTTTGTAGGAATTGCTAGCACATGCAGATCTTCAACAACTCTATTCTTTACAGGAATTGGTACTGGTGTTTATCATAGCTTTAAAACTGATTATCCAGTAATAACGGGAGAAGTTGGTAGAAATATTGTCACAGTTTCAACTGCACAAACTCATGGTCTTTTAACGGGTCATAGTGTTTTTGTTGATGTCAATCCATCTATGGCATCAACATTCACAATAACATATAATGATTATAATAGAAAAGTTTTATTCAATCCACAAACTTTTATTTCTTCAGGTGTTAATACTTCAACAAGTGCTATATCAATCTTAAATCATGGATTTAAGACAGGACAAAAAGTTTTACACACTTCAGCAAGTCCTGCTGGTGGATTAAGTGATCAAAAAGAGTATTTTGTTGTCAAAGTAGATAATAACAATTTTAAACTGTCAGATACTTATTATGATTCGGTTCAATTAAAACCAACAATCGTTGGAATTTCTAGCGTTTCTAATGGAACTCTTTCTCTAATTAATCCACCAATAGAAGTTTATAGAAATTCTACAGTTGATTTTAACCTATCAAGTTCATCACTATCTTATATCAATCAAAGCACAAATTATCCAGCGTTTGAATTAAATTTCTACTTAGATGAGAATTTTACAAATAAGTATGATAAGAACAAAGAAAGTTCTACTTTTGAGGTCAGAAGAAGTGGAACTGTAGGTGTTGATACTAATGCCAAAGTCACATTAACTATAAATGAAAAAACTCCATCGGTTCTTTACTACAAATTAGAGCCATTATCAGACTCTCCTCAAGTAAAGCAAGAGGTAAACGTTGATAATGAAGTTTTATCAAATAATAGAATAGTTCCTAAGTTCAGTGTATATAATGGAAAGCATACTATAACTGTTGCTTCAACTAATACATTCACATATACTATTAGTAAGGATCCAGAGAAAAGTTCTTATATATCAACAACTTCTTCAGCTATTCTTAAGTATGAAACAGATTGTGTAAATGCATATGGCTCAATAAGTAATATTGAAATAGAAAATGGTGGAAAGAATTACTATTCAGTACCAGGAATATCCACAATCAATAGTGGAATAGGTTCTGGGGCTATATTGGAAGTTTCTAGCAACTCTGTTGGTAAAATTAAAAACTTAAAAATTAAAAATATTGGATTTGATTTTCCTGCAGATAGAACTTTAAGACCAAGCACTGCTTTACCAAAGATTATAAAAATAACTCCACTAGCATCTTTTGAATCTATCGGAGTTACTTCATTTGGTAGAGGATACACTTATGCACCAAAACTTTTGGTTTTTGACGGAAAAACTAAAGATTTGATTAGAGACGTAGATTTGAAATATACTCTTGGTAACAATCAAGTTTCTATACTTAAAAATGTTTATGGCGTTAATAATGTAACACCAAACATACTCCCAATTCAGAATTCAAATGGAGTTGGAATTAGTACTATTCAATATAATTCAACAACTAAAGAAGTAGTTGTAACACTTGCAGTCGGATTTAGTACAGCGGACTCTTTCCCATTCGTTGTTGGTGATAAAGTTATGATTGAAAACACCAGTGTTGGTGTTGGAACTACTGGAAAAGGATTCAATTCTGAAGACTACAATTATCAACTATTCACTTTAACATCAGTTGATGAAAATAGAGGTGGTATTGGTTCAGTTTCATATAGTCTAAATGGAATAATTGGTAATGGGGAAATAGTTGGCAAATTTAATCCAGCAAAGTCTTCTGGAAGAATTATTCCACAGAAACACTTCCCAACATTCAATCCAGTATTGAAAACGAGCAATTACTCAGTTGGAGAAACTGTAAAGTCAACAACTTCATCTTTCTCAGGAAAAGTTGAAAGTTGGGATCCAAAAAATACTATTCTTAAAGTTTCATCAAAAGATAATTTTGTTCCAGGAGAAGTTTTGGAAGGAACTTCCTCCAGAACACAAGGAATAGGTTCTTCAGTTTCAACTTTTGCATCATCTATAAACTGTAATGCATCTTCTAAAGTGTTTGGTGGATGGCAAAGTAATTCTGGAGTTCTTAATAATAATTTACAAAGAATTCAAGATAGTTTTTACTATCAAAATTTCTCATACTCTTTAAAATCAAAAGTAGATTATGACACTTGGAATGAGGTAGTAGGATCACTAAACCACACTCTTGGGTTTAGAAAGTTCTCTGACTACCAAATGGAATCTCGTCCAAGCAATTCGGGTTCTGTTGGATTATCTACTGATGTTGGATACTTTGAAGTAATTAGTGATTTGGTTGGATTTGCTAACCTAAATTGTGTTTATGATTTTGATCTTGTTAGAGAAAATTCAATTGATGTAAACAACAAACTAGTTTCCGATGAAATTGTATTTGCAAACAGAATTTTAACGGATTATGAGGAATCAATCGGAAATAGAGTTCTTTCAATTGACAATTTAGGACCTCAATTTAATAGCAATCCAAGAGCAACAGCTTTTAGTATTGTTAATACATTTAAACTTTCAGATATTAGAGCACAAAAGTACATAACTTTTGTCACTGATAAGAGATTTGCTGCTCAAAGACAATTAATGTTGGTTGATTTGATTCATGATGGTTCATTTGCGTACATCAATCAATATGGAAGAGTTGAAACCCAATATGATCAAGGTTCTTTTGATTTCTCAATTTCCGGTAATGAAGGTCAACTTTTATTCTATCCAGTAAAATCTGCGGTTAATGATTACAATATCACTTGCCTGTCATATAACCTAGATGATAACTTACTAAGCACGGGTTCAACTTCTATTGGTGATGTTGCAATAATTGATACCGATAGTCTTTCACTATCCTCTGGAATAACAACAACAATTGTTTCCATAGCAAACACATATAGTTCACTTAAAGTACTTGTTCAAATTACTCCAGATATTAACTATCAAGAATTTGAATTTGAGGAACTTAATATCGTTCATGATGGAACAAATATTGAATTGTTAGAGTATGGTCAACTAACAACTATTCCTACAGCGTTTGCTGCTCCTGGATTAGGAACTTACTATCCATATTACAGTGGTTCAAAGTTAAATGTTGACTTTATTCCAAATGCTGGTGTTGGTATTGGTACAACGGGTGCGATTAATACAATTTTAGTTGGATTAGCTAATTCCTCTTATAGTGGAATTGGCACAATTAATATGAAACATGCCAGAATTGAAGCTAGAACAACCACGATACCATCTTCAGGTTCTCCAGGAATACACACTATTGCTCAATATGAAAATGAATATGATGCAGCTTATTTTGTAGTACAAATAGCAGATACTACAAATAATAACTACCAGATATCTGAAGTAATAGTCGTTGATGATTTCATAGCATCATCTGGTACTGGAGATACTTATGATACAGAGTTTGGAATTGTACAAACATCTTCCGGATTAGGTACAATTGGTTCAAGAGTTTCTGCTGGAGGAACTGTAGAACTTCTCTTCACTCCAAATCCAAGTATTAACACTCAAGTCAAAGTGTATATGAATGCACTTAGACATGAGGATGAAAGTAGAGATGAAATTGATTTCAATAATGGAACAATAGAGACTTTCTATAGTGATTACACTGGAACTGAAAGAGATATCAAGAGATCTTTCCAACTAAATCATAAAAATTATCCAATATTTGAAAGATATTTTGTCGGAAGTGCTACTACCATCGTAAGTGTTTCTGAGGATACTATTATTATTCCTAATCACTTCTTTGTAAGTGGAGAAAACGTTGTATATCACTGTGCAGGTGCAGGAACAACACAAGCTATTGGAATTGCAACTACTTCATTATCAGGTGTTGGTTCAACAGATAGATTAACTCCAGGTATTACAACAAGTCTTTATGTAGTTAAAGTTGACAATAACAAGATTAAACTTGCATCAAGTGCAGAAAAGGCACTTAAAGTTGTTCCAGAAACTTTAGATATTACTAGTGTTGGTATTGGAACTTCTCACAGATTTGTTTCTACGAATCAAAATCCAAAAGTTATTATATCATTAGATAACATCATCCAATCACCTATAACAAAAACTGACATAACTACAACTCTTGCAGAACCAGTTCTTGTAACTGATGATACTGTTAAATTTAGTGGCATTACATCTTTCTTTGGTTCCGATTTAATAAAGATAAACAACGAAATTTTAAAAATAGAAGGTGTTGGTATCGGAAGCACTAATATAATTAGAGTTCGTAGAAGTTGGTTAGGCACATCTGTGGCAGGACACTCCACAGGGTCTACTGTGACTAAAGTTGTTGGAAATTATAATATTTTAGACAATACCTTAACATTCAGTGAAGCTCCATATGGCAACACCCCATTAGGAACAAGCACAAATCCACCAGATGAAAGGGATTGGATTGGAATATCAACATCATCTTACTTCTCTGGAAGAGCTTTCCTTCGTTCTGGAATTAAAAATACTGTTAATGAAACATATACTCAAAATTATGTTTTTGATGATATATCTTCTGGTTTTGATGGAACAAACAGTCTATTTACATTAACTTCTGAAGGTTCAAATGTTAGTGGAATAACAACCAATACAGTTATTCTTATTAATGATGTTTTCCAAGGAAGAGGTGCTGCATTTGACTATTCTATTTCAGAAAGTGCAGGAATTTCTTCTATAACTTTTGTTGGTTCTGGAATATCCGTTACCTCAGATATCAATACTTCAAACCGTCCAATTGGTGGAGTTATTCTGTCAGTTGGTTCCACGGAAGGATTTGGATATCAACCACTCATTTCTGCAGGTGGAACTTCTATAGTTTCCTCTGCTGGAACTATTCAATCAATTAGTATTGGAAATAGTGGTTCTGGATATAGGGCAGAATCATCTTATGAAATTCTCACAGATGTTTCTTCAGCAGTTGGTGTTGGATCTACGGAAATATATCTAGAAAATCAAAATAGTGTATTTAATTTACTCAATTTACTGAATACTGGAAACAACTGTAGTATTGGACTAGGAACTTTTGGAATTCAAACTCCAATAGTTTCAGTTGCTTCAACCTTTGTTCGTATTGGTATTGGAAGCACAACACCATATGCAATTCCAGCAGGAACACAAGTTAGTGTAAAAATACAAAATCCTCAAATTGGAATTGTTAATGTAAGTGTTGCAAATAGTTCAGTTGGTATTGTGACAACAACTCATGTTGGATTTGCTACTATTATTTCTGGAAGAATTTCTACATCTGTTACTATAACAAATGCTGGTTCTGGATATACATCTACAAATGCACCTCTTGTTATTATTGATGATCCAGACTCTTATACAAATATTCCTTTAATTTACAGTTCTTCTTCTGCTGGTGTTGGAACCGGTGCAAAAATTGATATTGTAGTTGGGCAAGGTTCGAGTGTAGTTGACTTTGAAATTACCAATACTGGTTATGGATTTAAAAACGGTGATGTTTTGACAATTCCTATTGGTGGATTAGCAGGAATACAAACAACATCAAACTTTAAAGAATTCCAAGTTACTGTCCAAAGAATATTTACAGATGAATTTACAGGATGGTCGCTAGGTGAACTTGAAATATTTGACAATTTTGAAGACTTATTTGACGGCGAAACTAAGGCATTCCAATTGAAGAAAGATGGAGTAGTTAAGTCTATAGTAGCTGGAAAGGGTTCAAATATTGACGTTCAGGATGTTCTTCTTGTATTTGTTAATGATATATTACAAGTTCCTGGTAAGGGATATGTATTTACTGGTGGAAGTGTTATAACGTTTACCGAAGCACCAAAAGTTGGTGATACTTCTAAAGTTATTTTCTATAAAGGAACTGGAAGTGTTGACGTTGTTTCTAGAGAAATAATAGAAACTGTAAAACCTGGAGATGAGTTGACAATTGGGTATGATTCATCCATAGGTCAGCAACCATATTTACAAGAAGATGAGAGAACAGTTTCTGCAGTAACTTCTACAGATTCTGTTGATACACTTCCATACTTTGGTCCAGGAAATGTTAATGATGAGAATTTACTAAGACCTGTTGTTTGGTGTAGACAAACTGAAGATAAAGTTATTAATGGTAAAGAAATTGGAAAGGATAGGGAATTATACGAACCAACCATCAATCCATTTGGATATATCATTAAGTCGGTTGGTATTGGATCAACGATTGTATATGTTGATAGTGTAAGACCATTCTTCAATCCACAAAATGAGAGTGCGGTCTCTATTACTTTCCAAAACAGTGTAAGAATCATATCTCAAGATTCTAAGATAGCAGCTGCTGCCACCGCAGTAGTTTCTGCTGCTGGAACCATATCATCAATTATTATCAATAATGGTGGAAATGGATATACTTCATCGCCAACTGTAAGTATTGGCAATACCTTACAGTCTGTTGGTCTTGGAACGACAGCAATTGCAATTTCTTCAGTAACTTCTGGTGTAGTCACTAGCATCACGTTAACTAATTCTGGAACTGGTTATAATCAATCTAATCCACCCAAAGTTCTAATTTCTCCACCAGTTTCTATTACAGAAACTAATAGTGTTTCATCTTATGCTGGAGATTATGGAATTGTTGTTGGATTTGGAACTACTACTCAGACATCGGTTGACAAATTTATCTTTGATTTATACCTACCAAAAGATTCTTTCTTAAGAAATTCATCTTACGTTGGAACTGCTATCACTCTGAGTCAAATTGATAGTAATGATTACTTTATTGTTTACAATTCAAATGTTGGTATTGCAACAACATCAATAACTTCAAAAGATATTGATGGAAATAATATTGGAATAGGTACAAGGTTTGTTGATAACGTGTATCAGGTAGATTCAGTTACAACAACTCAATCAAATATTATAGGTATTGGACTAACTCACGTTAGAAGAGTTTATGTTAGAGTTGTTGGAATGGGAATTACAAATTCTGGAATTATTACTTCATCAAACTATTTTGGCGAATTTAGTTGGGGCAAAATTTCACTTGTCAGCAGATCTGAATCAAATTCATTCAATTTTTATGGCGATTCTGGTATTTCTGGCATTAAAACATCATCTATTGTCCAAAGAACAACTCCTTTGAAATATCAAAATTATTTGGAAATTTGAATAATAAATAGATAAAAAACACCATCAAATGGCTGCAATTATAACTGATCAAATTAGAATATTAAACGCGAAAAATTTTGTCGCTGATGTTGGCGTCAATACGTATTATTCATTTATTGGTTTACCAAACCCTACAAATTATCAGTCTAACTGGGATTCTAGTCCTCCAGCGCCAAAAGACAACTTTGATCAGGAGAATGATTATTGGGACACTATGGTTGCTCTGAAGAAAATCAATTCTTCAGATGTTAGGCAGGTTATTCCTAAAAGATTTTGGTCTTCTGGAATAACCTATGATTACTATAGACATGATTATAGTAGATCAAATACTGCAAAAATTTCTGGTGCTACCAATTTATATTCGGCAAATTATTTTGTAGTTAATGATGATTATCAGGTCTACATTTGTCTTCAAAATGGAACAGACCCAGATAATCCAAATGGGAGACCTTCATTAGATAAACCAAATTTTACAGACTTAGAACCAAGATCTGCTGGAACTAGTGGTGATGGTTATATATGGAAGTACTTATATACAATAAAACCAAGTGAAGTAGTAAAATTTGAGACAACTGATTTTATTCCAGTCCCAGAAAATTGGAAAACTGGAACTGATAACGCTGCTGTAAGAGATAATGCTATAGATGGTTCTATAAAAATTGTCGTAGTCACTGATAGAGGGGTTGGTCTAGGCACAGCAAATGCAACATACACTAGAGTCCCAATTAAAGGAGATGGTGCTGGAGCAGAATGCACTATTGTAATTAATAATGATTCTAAAGTTGATACTGTAACAATATCAAGTCAAGGATCTGGATATACTTACGGAAATGTGGATTTAATTGCTGGTGGTGTTCCAACTGGAACAACAAGACCAAAATTTGATGTTATCATCCCACCAAAAGGTGGTCATGGAGCAGATATTTACAGAGAACTTGGTGCTTACAACGTTCTTCTTTATTCCAGAATCGAAAACGATAACGAAAATCCAGATTTTATAACAGGAAATCAAATTGCTAGAGTTGGAATAGTACAAAATCCAGAATTATCAGTTGGAACGGTTTTAAGTGCAGATAAAGTTAGTGCTTTATCCGCATTAAGACTAACAGGAGCAGGATATAGTTCAGCAACTTTTATATCAGATTCTTATGTAACACAAACAGTTGCAACTGGAACTACTGCTGTAGGTAGAGTTGTAAATTACGATCAAACAACCGGTGTTCTGAAGTATTGGCAAGATAGAAGTGTTTCTGGATTTAATACTGTCGGAACAGCACAAACATCGCCAAGATATGGATTTGATTTAACTGAATTTACTTCTTCTCCAGGTGTTGGAGGTAATCTCACAATTGTACCATCAACTGGATCAAACTTAGCTATTGATACATCTTTTACTGGTATAAGCACAGTAATAAATAATAGAACATATTACCTTGGTCAGACTTTTGCCAATGGTGTTGCTGGTCCCGAAGTGAGAAAGCACTCTGGAAATGTTATTTACGTTGATAATAGACCATCAATAACAAGGTCATCAAACCAAAAAGAAGATATTAAAGTTATTTTGCAGTTCTAAAGAATTATGTCTCAGCAAACGAATCTCAACGTAGCTCCTTATTTTGACGATTTTGATCCATCCAGTGATTATCATAGAGTTCTTTTCAAACCTGGTTATCCAGTTCAAGCAAGAGAATTAACAACTTTACAATCCATACTGCAAAATCAAATTGAAAAATTTGGAAGGCATCTATTTAAAGAAGGCGCTAAAGTAATACCAGGAAACACATCGTATAATCCAAAGTACTTTTGCATTCAATTAAATACAACTTATCAGGGTGTTCCAGTCGCTGCATATGCAGACCAGTTAGTTGGAACAAGAATTACTGGACAATCTTCTGGCATCTCTGCATTTGTTGATTATGTTTTGCTACCACAAGATTCTGAAAGAGGAACTTTAACTCTCTACATCAACTATTTGAATTCTAGTACAACAAATAATTCATCAGAAACCTTTTTTGATGGTGAGTTATTAACTTGTGATACTACTTTAACTTCCGGATTATTAGGAAATACTTCAATTTCTTCTGGAAGTCCTTTTGCAATAACTATAGAGAATAATGCTTCTGCAATTGGATGTGCATATTCAATTCAAGAAGGTGTTTATTTTGTACATGGTACATTTGTAAATGTACAAAAAGAAACTTTATTATTGGACCAATATTCAAATAGACCAAATTATAGAGTAGGTCTATATGTTCAAGAAGAAATTATTAATGCAAATATTGACGAAACTTTAAACGATAATTCTCAGGGTTTTAATAACTACTCAGCTCCAGGTGCCGAT